ACTCATCACAAAATCGACTCCGGATGTCTTAGTTAAATTGAATAAATCTTCATGGTCTTTTACCCCGAACCCATCTTTCGTGTATCCCACGAAGGATGTTTTTGTCTCTGGTGCGTACGGTGGGTCGAGATATACAAAATCACCCTTTCCTATTTCCTTAAACGCTTCACGAAAATCACATTTTCTAAACTGTACATCCTTGATAAGGTCGCTCACTTTTGAAAGTTCCTTTTTGGTAAGAATCATAGGTGTTGTTTTATAATGACCGTACGGTACGTTAAATCCATTGGGTCCTTCACGGTATACACCCCTAAAACAAGTTTTGTTTAAAAATATAAACATTGCTGAACGCTGGGGTGTTTCTTCCTTGTTTGAATTAAATTTCTTTCTTATCCAGTAATAATAATTTTCCTTCGATTGTTTAGCCTCTTTGAGAGTCTTTGGTTCGCGATTAATTTCAGTACCTAAACACTTGTCGTATTCGTTGAACATCTTCTGTAGATGTTTATGTACCACGTCTGGTTGTGTTTGAATATTCTGATACAGGGCTATCAGTGACCCGTTAAGGTCGTATGCACATACCTTACCATTCGCGAGACCTTTTGACAGGACCGACAGAAGAACACTTCCACCGCCGACGAAGACTTCGTGATAATCGTCAATTTTTGTAGGAAAAGAACCTAAGACATCTTCAATAATTTGAGTTTTTCCACCGACCCATTTAATAAATGGTTTCATATTCTATATTCAAATTAAAGTTTTAAGCTCTTCTATATTCATGGAAGAGATTCGCAAAAACCACAATGATGCTAAGAGAAATCTTATCCAGTCTGTTTCAAAAGAAGGTGAACACATTCTTGATGTAGGTTGTGGGTTTGGTGGAGATCTTCAAAAATGGCACAAGTGTGGAGTGAACATTAACATGTGTGATCCCGAACCATCAGCCCTAGAAGAGGCTCGTTCCCGCGCTAAAAATATGCATATGCGAGTCAATTTCTATGAGGGTGACATTCATAATTGCCCAAATAGAAAATTTGATGTTGTATGTTTCAATTTTTCTTTACATTATATATTTGCAACGAAGAACTTGTTTTTTAGTTCGATACATGAAATAAGAAAACGGATAAAACCAGGTGGTATTCTCATGGGTATCATTCCAGATTCTGAAAAGATTATTTTTAAAACTCCTCTCATAGATGATAGAGGCAATTTTTTCAAACTCAAAGACCATGGGAATGGTGGTTTTGGTGAAAAGTTATTTGTAAATCTGGTTGATACACCTTATTATGCGGATGGACCAAAATCAGAGCCGGTGGCTTTCAGAGACTTGTTGATCACACATTTAGAAGAGTTGGGGTTTAGTTTAGAACTTTGGCAGGGTCTCACTGGAAATCCTATATCGGAGCTCTATAGTAAATTTATCTTTGTATATAAGAGATGAGAACACTTGCGCTGTTATTGATAATCAATCTGTTTGTTCTTTATTATACCAGGCAACCAAAGGAACTTGTTGAGGTTAAGGAAAAATATACCATCCTCAGGAAACACCTCCGTGAAACAAATAACGAAAAGTATCACATGCTTCACAGGACTATACCCCTCACGGGTATGAAACGAATGCGGAGTTCTGTCGGTTCTAATACAAACAAAGGTGGTGAAATAGTTGTATGTCTAGATGGTAAACCGAATGAAATATTTCACGTTCTGATTCATGAATTGGCCCATTGTACAGTGAGTGAATACAAACATTCCCCACAATTTTGGGAAAATTACATCGAACTTCGGGACATGTGTATTAATTTGGGTATTTATGAACAAATTCCCGAAAGAACCGAATTCTGTGGTCAGCACATTCAGGATAAATAATCTCAGTTTAGTTTAAATGAAGACACCGGTGAACATTTTGATTACGGCCATCGCGTATTGGATACTCCTATACGTTGTAACACTCGTACCACTTATATCCAAGAGTTATCATTTAAACCTCATATGGTTTACTGTCATTATACCCAATGTTATTAGATTCGCCATCGGTAACATCCCACGCCTCGCGGTAGACCGAGTATTTTTCCTATCCACGACTTTCATCGCGTTAGTTATTACCTTTTTCATCAACCAGATTTCATCTGAAACGAAGAAAGCTATGACTGATCATAAAGCCGACGTTAGCAAGAAACTTAAATTGAGTGCCTTGTTAGCGGGGACGTTTGCTCTTGGTGCTTTGGGTACGTATTATTCTGGAATTGATAATTCTATTTATAGTAATATGGGCTGGGAAAGGCCTGTTTAAGGCTTGACTACATAGTCCTTCATGAAATAGAAGACGATCGCGGCTACTACACCAGTAGTCGCGAGGCCAACCATACTCCTACCCCCTTGTTCGTTAAGGAACTTGGGGATAGAAGTCGCCAATTTGTCCTGGACAGGCTTGCTCACCGCAAGACCTGTGCACGCCGCAACAAGAAGAGCGGTCATTTGTTCGTCGGTGAGATTCATAGGGTTCTTACTGGCGGGCTTCTCAGCCTGTTGTGTGTGCATTCCCTGAGGCTGGGGGGCAGTCATCTGGGGCATCATACCCTGCATCTTGGGTTCATCGGTCATCATAGGGGGTTCCATCATGATATCGTTAATGGGAGTAGAATCCATCGTCTCTTTACTCTGACTCACATTTTTTTCAGGTTGAATTTGCGCTTCGTTTTTTATAAAAGATGTGGACTGATTCTGACTAATGGGAACCATTCCTTCTCCGTCATCTGAAAGATTCATGGTATACACTCGATCTGAAGCCATTTAATATACCCATAGTTTTTTGAACAATTATCGAGACGCACCTACTTAGTCTTTGTGATCTTGAGGTTTGTTTTCTTAGTCGCCTTCTTAGCATCATCTTCCTTCTGCTGCTGATGTTTGGGGTTGTACATCTTCTGGTGCAATCTCCATAAATCTGGACCACCAACCCTGAAACCCTTTCTAACCGTTGCTTTGTACCAAAATACACAATCCTGAATCTTGTTAGATTTTACTGTATTATCTAACACGAGACATTCGTAGTTCTCTGTACAGGCGTCCATCACTTTACAAAACATATCGAAAGAAGGGAAGATACCAAAGAAGGATTTGTATAACTTTTCTCTGTTCTGGATAATGTTCTCCCTGAGAATAAACACATAATCCACATTGGCTCGTAGTGCCGGTGGTAAGTCCATAACATATTGCATTGTGAGCATAAAGAATATCTTCCAGTGACGACCGTTCATAAAACACTGACGAATACACGTATCTTTTAGAAACTTTGAGTCATACATACAGTCATCCAGAAGCATAAACGCTCCACAATTTGATTTACCCCCACCCACCAACTTTCTCTGTCGGGCCATAACCCTTTCTATCGCATCTCTGTCGTAGTCACCATAAATGAATAAATCTGGGATAAACTCAGAGTAAAAATGATTACCCTCTTCTGTTCCTGAGAGTACGATACCCGCTGGGAGATGTTTCTTATGATACATGATATCTTTCACCAGAGTTGATTTACCGGTGTTACGCTTACCTATGAAAACACACACCCTGTCATCTGTGATCGTCTCGGGTTTGAATTTCCTCAATTGAAGATTCATTCTATTGTACTGTCTCGTTTTATTTAACAAAATTTTACTCATATACAGTAGGAATGGCTGGTCGTCTGAGACTTGCTGCCACCGGGGTCCAAGATGAATGGCTCACAGGTGAACCACAGTTTTCATACTTTCTAACAAATTTCAAACGTCACTCTAAATTTGCTTTTGATTATGTTGAGAGTCAATTCGATGGGGACATAGATTTTGATAAGACTGTCATATGTACGATACCTGGTGATAAAGGTGATTTGATTAAAAATGTTACACTGAAGGTTACACTGAGTGATCCCAAACCAGATGACGGTGATGAAAATGATATGGTATGGTCACCGTCTATAATTACTCATATGATAGACTACGCAGAACTCTTAATAGGCGGTCAACCCATTGAACGAATTACAGGAGAGTACATCTATATGCATCAACAACTTCATAATACGAATGACGACATTGAGCAAACACTATACTTTCTCAATGGACACGGTAATTATCTAAGTTATGCAGATCCGTATACATATTTCCTGGATATTCCATTCTATTTTTATAGGAACCCATCCCTGGCTATACCAACATGTGCACTTCAAAAACAAGTCGTAGAGGTGAGAATTAAACTAAAACCAATTTTAGATCTCGTTCGAAACGTGAGTAGTACGGATCCAGGTGATTCATATGCTGATGCATCCGCTTCAATCTTAAAGTTCTCACTTGATACCGAGTTTGTGTATTTGACAGAAGAAGAAAGAAACTTTCTCATGACCCGACCACTCGATTACGTCATCACACAAGTTCAAATGTCTAAATTTGTCATGAAAGCCGGTGAAAATAAGAAAAGTGTCATGTTAAACTTTCAACACCCCGTGAAAGAATTATTATTCACATCACAAAATGATGTTGCTTATCTCACCAACATATCAAACTGGTACAACGGTATAGTAAATGCAGAATTGAGATTCAATAATGAAATCGTATTTAACAGGGGTGGTTTATTCTTAGAATATGAACAACCACTTAAACATCACGTGAACGCACCATCCGCTTTAGTGAATGCAACACAACCGTTTAATGGGGTACTTCCAAAATTGGGTCCTTCCACGTTCGGTGTATACTCATTTGCATTACAGCCTGAATCTCCACATCCAACCGGACAGGTCAATATGAGTCGTATATCACATAAACTGTTCACAATTGAAATCGCAGTGCCACCCGCTTACGCATCTTATGACAGTACGACACGTATATATGCTATAAATTATAACGTTTTACATATTAATAGTGGTTTAGCTGGATTAAAATTTTAGATGGATATAGTAGTAATGGCTGGGCAAATTCAACTAATGGCGACTGGACCTCAAGAGGAATTTTTCACTTTAGATCCAGACTACAGTCATTTCATCGAGAGTTTCAAGAGGCACTCGAATTTTTCCAGGGAATATGTCGATATAGACTCGGAAAATGGAGCCGATTTTGGAAAAAAAGTTAGATTTAAGATTCCACAGAATCAGGGAGATATCCTGAAAACTATCAGTGTGAGATGTACACTTCCGGAAATTCTAACGAGTACCACGATGTATATCGAATCTGTCGCACATGCTTTGATTGAACATGTCGAATTGATCATAGGTGGAAAGGTTATACAACGTATAACGAGTGACTATCTTCAGATATATTCGGAACATAACGTCACACAAACAAAACAAAAGGCACTCGAACAGCTCATCGGTAAGTATCCATTACGAACGACTGATAAAAGGGTGGGTGAAGTGATATCGGGAGGTGGGGGTAATACGGGTATAATCATACACGATACGTTAGGATTAAACACTGATGAGACCTTTTTCGTGGATATTCCCTTCTATTTTTATAACCACCCAGAACTTGCCATACCCTTGTGTGCTATAACGAAACAGGAAGTCGAAGTGGAGTTCAAATTGAGAGATGTACAAGATTTGGTCATTAAGGGTGATGGTACGTATATCACATTAAATGAAACACTCAAAATTAAAGAATTTCAACTTTGTACAGAACTTGTATTCATAGACTGTGAAGAACGAATTAAATTTCAAAAAATGAAGAGAGATTACCTCATAACACAGATTCAGCAAAATGTATTCGATGTAGACGCCGGTGTTAATACGGGAAAGTTCAAGTTAGACTTTGACAATCCCGTGAAAGAACTCTACTTTGTTATTCAAAGACAAGGGACTACAGGGGATGGTGTGAGTCAGGGTAATTTTGTAACGATTTTTGATTATGATAATACAGCCAGTGTAGAAGGTGGAAAATTTATACTTTATGAAAATTTAGATCATCTAACACTCACGTTAGACGGTCAGGAGATTATCACACGTGATACAGGGAATGTCATATTTCTAAAGGCTGTCCAGGGGGCGATTCATCATTCAAAAACACAGCTCATTCGTCGCTTTTATTCGTATAGTTTCGCCCTCCAACCGGAAGAGTGGTATCCAACAGGACAGCTTAACTTCAGTTTAGTGAAAGAGCAACTCGTGAACCTAAGTCTCACAAATTGTCCAGATTTTAACAGACAAGTACGTATCTACGCTTTGAGCTATAATACTCTTCGTATACGCGAGGGAATTGCCGAAACTCTTTTTGATTCTAAACAATAAAGATGAATATGCAAACAGGCTTCGGTGATGCTGGAGACGCTATGTTTGAACAATATATTCAAACCATGACTAATATTCTTCTCCCAGTTTTTGAAAAGGGTTTAACACTTGCATGTGACTATTCCAAAGCTTGTGGACGAGATACTCTCCTTCCAGAAGATGTGGAATATGCAACAAAGTATTGTGCGATGTATAAAGTCGGCGAGGACGTTGGGTCTATTTACCCAGATATATATGAACAGGTTGACGATGACGACGATGACGACGATGAAGATGAAGAAATGCCCACGGTTCCACCGGAAGACTGCCCACCGTTTGAACGTTATTCAGGACACAATCCTGTTTTTTTACAGGTGAACGACGCCTACGACCGTTGGGACGATTGGAAACCCCAGAATCCGTCAGAAGAGATGTTAAAAAATGCTATTAATAGTAATGAGCACATCAGAACCTGAAGGATGGACTTTTTCTGATAAGGCTAAGTTACATATTTCAAACTTAGATTCAAGCTCTAGTGATGATTCATCAGATGATGAACAATTATTTTCAAAAACAAAAACATTAAAAGCAAAACGATTTAAAAAAATAGTAAAAAAGGAAGAAATTACAAAAGAATAATTTTTTTCCTAACCTATAGTATAACAACAACGATGTCGGCCGCCGCTCTCCAGACCGTAAACCTTGTAACCCAAGAACTCCAGACCCAGACCCTCAACTCGATTGTCGGTGGTTTCTCTTTCGCCGCTGCCATGTCGTGG